CCTGTCAACGCCGCAAGCAGTCTTGACGGCTGTGTTGCGTCCTCGTCGAAATATACCTGTATCCCGCCTGTTGCCGCATCTGCATCGTGTTTTACAATCAGCGTATATGCCGAGCCGAATGTTAGTATTTTGTCCGCCGCATCAGTGGCCATATTACAGCAAAGATACGGTCTGCCGGCTGCATCAAATTTAATATAAAGCGGATTCCCGCCAGGCGATGCCTCATGTGTTATTGTTAAGGTCGCCGATGCTGTCGCTATTGATAATGCCCCGCCGTCAAACCGATAAGATTGTTCGTCAAGCCATTGCCACACAACGCCGCAACAATCTTCACAGCCAATGTTGCTAATCATGCGCCTTGATGCAGTATCAACATGCCCGCCAGTTGTGCCGGGGTCTGCGCTTCCAGTTATATTAGTTTCTTCATTGCTCCCTGACGCTATGCTTTGAAATTCTCTGTCTTTCAACAAACGCTTTTTGACTGCTATGCCATCGTCTACAAAATCCAGCCATGTACGGTTATCAGATATTGTGCCGCCGTTTACTGATACCGTTGATGTCCCTGTTCCTGATGCAAGGTATATATCTACCCATATGCCTGTACCAACGTCATAAACCATGCCTTCAGGCGATGCTTCGGCTGGTTTATGGTTCAAATCCCACACCGATGCAGGTAAAACGTCGCCTGCCAGAAACCCTGTAAGGGTATGCCCTGATATTGTCCCTACCGCCACACATTCGCAATGAAACCCGCCAATTTTTCTGGAATTGTCTGCTGTATAACCATCGGGAGTGATAGAGTTTGCAGACAGGACAATCTTTGGCGTGTCTCCTGTATCCTCACAAGCGTAGATATAGAAGTCTTTACCGGCTCTGTTAGCCGCTACTGTGTAGTCAGTACCTACAATAGTATCCCAACTTGCTGAGGCTGATAAATCTACTTCCTGCTGGGTGCTGAGATAATAACCACCATCATTGATATTTACAGTTAGTCTGCTTGGGGAAAGCAGGGTATATCTATTTGCCGCAGTTGTATAAGGGGTCTTCAACGCCCACACAACATCCCTTTCATAATGAACAGGGATGGCAGCGATTACCAACGAAGTTAATACAATTTCTCCATTTATATATTTCATGCTAATGTCCCTCCTGCTACTGTCGCTTTATATCCTGCTGTGACTGTAGCCGAACACGCTGTCCCTGCTGCACCACCTGCAATGGTAAGCTGTAATTTAGTCCCAACATTTACCCTTATAACTCCTGTCCATGATATTTCTGCTTCCGAAGTAAGATTAGCCAATGCTCCATCTGTACTGTTGAACACAACCTGTGGAGTTACATCGTCTGTCTGGATTGTTATATAAGTTAAAGACCCACCGGATATATCAACTGCCGGCATTTTAAATGATAATGTTTCAAGCATAACAGGTTGAGTTGTACCAGTCAGAAGGTCATAATTCCCTGCCGCTTGATTGAGGTCTTCTGTGGTTGTTGCGATCTGAACTACACCTGCCCCAGTAGCAAGTTTTGTTATAATAGCATCAAGGTCTGTATGTGCAAGGTCAAGAGAAGCCTTAACAGAATCGTCCTGTGCTGCCCCACCATCACCTGAGAACCCACCGAGTTTGTCGGACTGAGCTTCAAGAGAATCTGTTGAGTTATCAAAATCAGAAGTATCTCCCCCACTATCCTTTGTCATAAGGATTGAGAGGATGGAGTTGTCCAGAACCTTTGTTGGGGAAGTTGTTCCGCCATCGGCTACAGCGTATAGATACTCAACATCGGTCTTAATGTCTTCTGTCTCTACAACTGTATTACTCCATATCATAGCAGGGACATAAGCAGTTGCTGTTCCGATAGTACATTCTACACCCGTTAGGGTAAGCCTATACATATCCCCTGTTTGCCATTCTGCCGCAAGAAATTCATACGAGCAATACACCTGTCCATCGGCTTTAGCAAAGACCGGAGCAGTCATTGCACTCCAAGCCGCACCACCTCTTGACCTTTCCATTGTCTGGGTTATACCTGTTATATCTATGTTTGCTGATGCAATAGCTCCCGTATCAATGTCCATAAGCCCGACAGTGAACTGAAGAAAACCACCTTCTTCTACTGTTCCGGCTACAGACTGAGATACTCTAAGGTCTGCTGCTCCGCCAGTTATCATGTTTATAATGAACTCTGTTCTTTCAAGCAGGGAACCATCTCTATTAGCCCCTACGTTTGTTGATGAAAAAGCATTATCTGAATCGTCACGGCCTATTGCAACCACAGATTCATGCAGAATCAGAACTTCATCACCTGTTGCCACCGTTGCACCAAAGGCATCAGTGGTAAATGTGCCTGTTGCTGATACATAATCGGTGATTTTTTTTACTTGATGTTCCGGAGCATTGCCAGCAGAATCAGCATTCTTTAACACTTGCATGTAATAATGATTGTTAAAGAAATCATCACCATATCCAGCAAGATCAGGAATAATTATTGCTATTGTAGAAGCTGTTACATTTGCACATACACCCTGAACAGTAAATTTAGAACTCGTTAATCCAATAAAATCTATAATAAAATTATTTGGTTTCCTCTCTTTTGTCATGAGTTCACCTCAAATCCGTAATATACAATTTTAAAGTTATAGTACCAGTTGCATTTGATGGATCATCATTTTTGATTTTTGCATACAATGCATCAGTTTTTATTGTATCTGCATTATCATAATCTAATGCAACTTTTACACGTTCATAATTATTATCTATTCTCTCATAAGCTAAAATCTCATGTACTGAATTATACACAGCATCTTTATCGTCAAATAATGATAAATCATAATCATCAGAAGAGCAATTTACGTTTAACTGATTGATTATTCCGTGATGGGGGATAAGGTTCAATTTTAAAATATCGGATGTTGTGGAAGCAAGAACCGTAGGCAAAGTGTATGTATACAAATACTGTTTTTGCTTAGCCTGATCATGCATTTGTACTGTAGGCGTAATAGTTATCATGTACTGTACCTCCTCTTTGTAAAAAGCAGGGTACAAAAATTAAGATAACTTGCACCCTGCCATACATTTATTAATAAGTTGCGAAAGCGTTTGCAAAATTGGTGTAAACATTCGGGTTTGCATCGGTTTCATACCAGCAGCCGACATTTGTTAATTTATTTGCTCCGTCTACAGTCAAACCGCTTGTGAGTACACCCGAGTTAATAAGAGTAACTTCACAAGCCACCGCACCGACAACGGTTAAACCGCCTATTAAGCGATAACCCTTAAACCGGAAACGATCATCTGTATTCTCAGTAATTACTGTTACAAGCCCTTCTATCAGATCGCCACATCCATCAGCGTAAATTCTGATTGCATCCCCTGCACCGCCACTTCTGTTAACATCGATTGATGCGCCTGAATCGGCTTCAGTTGAAAAATTCTTCAAGTACAGGTTTATTCTCTTGCCAACATTGGCGTTATCGACCTGTAAACCCACAAGGTCTCCATGATCGATATTTATATTTTTCAATGTTGCGCTCCATGTACCAGCAGCCGCAGCAGGATCAATGCTTATAACATTCGTAACACTATCAGACGATGTTATTGTCGCCACACCATCGGGACACTCAACCTCAACACCGTTCACATCCGGCCACACAACGGAATCTGCTTCATCATAAGTACCACTTTTCAGCAATACTATTTTCCGTGTTGTTGTAACCAAAGCAAAAGCAGCAGTTAATGATTTTACAGGCTGGTAGATAGTACCAAGACCTACAGTATCATCCCCGTTGATAGGGTCAACATATATTTTTGTATCGTTGCTATTTGCTACAGGCCAACCAGGAGGACTTTTCGTAACCAGCACATTAATTGTATCATCAGAACCGGATGTGATTGCTTCAAGAGCAATCCCGAAAAATGTACCTGTATTCTTTTTGCTCAATTTAATTGTATCTGCTCTGGTAAAATACAGTTTATCGCCTATTGCTACAGCAGAATTACCTCCTGCATCAATAGCATTAACCGATAGATCATAAACAGCGGGGCCTAAATCAACTGCTGCATTATCGTCTGAATCTGCATCGGTTAATAAAACACCGTGTAAATTACCTATAACTTCCGGATCACCAGAATCATATCCAGTTGTTACAGCAAGAAACATCTTTTTGCCATCCTGTATAAAATTTGTAGCCATGGTTACCTCCTTAGAAAATATTATTAATTTTTATGTGTCAGGGTTAAGATACAGGCCACGCCAGTCAAGAGCTTTTGCGCCCACATCGATTCTCACTTTATATTCAACACCATCAACCGTCCAGCCCTGCTTGGTTTCCATGTAGGGAGCCTGGACACCGTTTAAGAAAAAGACTGTTACCGTTTTTCCTTTCTGAGCTGCAAGATACCAGTAAGCAGGTGAATTATCATCCAGCCTTGATTCATATATCCTTTTGAAATATGTACCGCTATAAGGGTTCGTTCTTGAAGATGCAAAAGTTGAATCGGTAGCAGGTGTTGAATTATCGCTAAATTTTTCAGATTTAAAAAATACCTCTGAAACACCTTCCAGCGCACGTGGAGCAATAAAAAATTCAGGTCTGATATTCAACCTTCTCAATCCCTGTAAATCTTTCTGTGTACCCATGGCCAAGATTGCAGCGGCAAGAGTGGATATTCCAGGAGGAGCAATATCGCCACTGACAGCTATATTGCTATGTGTAGCATTAAATAATGCAACACCATCACCCATAACAGCATTTGCAGTTAAAACAGCATATGCAACATCCCCTACTTTCCGAGCAGCGGCTTCACCATGTGATTGTGGAATATTGGTCAAAGCATTCAGATCATCATTGATGATAACCTGTCTGGATAAAGCAAATATCTTGCCATATGTGGCAATCTGATATGTTTCCTGTGCTTCCGTCCTTTTGCCATATTTATATTCAGTATCCTCCGGAATCTCGTCAAGATCAGATGATTCAGAGATCCTTACACTGTAATTTTGTTTAAAGTCTGATACTTGTCCGGTAGCACACCACTGATTCCATGTTTCAGTCTGAGTATTCCAGCCCTGAAATAATGATTTATTTGCAACATTGGCAAGCAAATAAGGAAAATCAGATGTAGTAAGCGCACGCCCTACCATTTCAAGAGGTCTGCCATTGGAGTTCTGATTAGAATATTTTAAAGCCATTCTTGCCATTTCCACAAGACTGTAACCTCTCAATTCTTCTGCACCAGGAGCAGGTTTTTCAACATTTGCACCGCTTCTTAGCATCAAGGCATCTTCTGTAGCTGATCTGAATTTATCCCTTTCATCCACTCCGATTCTTATTTCACCAAAAAAACCGATTTCACGCTGTCCGGATTTTTCTTTGGTTTTTGCTTCATCAAGGTAATCCATGACAGCCTTTCTTGCTTCATCAATGCCTTTGTTTCCAGTGATAAGAGCATCAGCAATATCAGCGCACTCAAAACGTCCACACATTGCCCTTATTTCTGTTATCCTTGCCTGTTCAACCCTTGCGCCTTCTGCTCTTGCTTCATCCATTGATTTTGTGTCAACAGGAGCAGTTCTTACTGACTGGGTTGATTCATCCTTTCTTAAATCAAGTTTTTCCAAAAACGCCCATGCTTCGGCTTCAGTTGCCGAGTTAGCAAGGCCTCTACCCTCCAAAAACTTTCTTAACTTTTCTTCCATTTTGTTAACCTCCTTGTAATTTTGGTTATATTCAGAACGTGCCTTTGCGTCCTCGTCTGCGCCGATAGGACATGCGCTTAGTTCTTTTGGCAGCCAGCTTGTAACGACTTTTAGTGGCCCTGTGAAACTGCGACCATCAACTATCTGTGTTTCATTTGCAGGTATCCAGACAGATTCCAAAGGTTTGTAACCAATAGAAAAATCTGTTAAATGCCCTTCTTTCACTTTTGTGTATGAACTTTCTGCTTTCTCAACAGTGGAAAAGAAAGAACGTCCGATAAGCTTATCGTTCTCTATTTTCATTTCTCTGTATGAACCGATAACGGCACTGGTATCATATCTCTGGTGTGTGTCCAGCAACGGAATCTGTCTATTTTTAGGGAGCTTGCATCCTCTCATTAACAGGACCTCGTTAATGACTTCCCACCGTTCATAATCCATGACAGAAACAGGGTTTTCAGTACTTGCTATCACCTCAACAGACCTGGTTGTTTCATCCAGCGTTGACGGTACACCATTGTTCAAAACATCAAGTGGAGCTGATCTATAAGAAAGCCCGTTATTGTGCTGATTTTTATTTTTATCAGGCATATCTGTTACCCTCCTTGTATGTGCCATTGTTTCCGTTATTGTTTGATTCGATCTTGATGGCTGTTTTCCCCTGATCGAGTACAGATGCAGGGTTATTTTTCAAATTCGTACTGATTTTGCTAAGGTCAACTTCAATGTTGTGTTCCTTCCTCATTGCATCGGACTGCTCAATTTCTTTGTAAATATCTTCTAAATCACGCCCACGCCTTGCAGCCACTTCTTGAGGTGAAATTAATTTTGCTTCTAACTTGTCGATTGTGGCCTTTGAGTCTCTCAATTCTTCCATTGACTCCATGCCTGGTGGTTGCCATTCGATACGCTGCCAGACAAAAGAGTTTGTGAAATATCCAGGCAACGGGAGACGACCAGATAAAACGGCTCTGTCATAAAAGGGTTTAATTGCAGGGGTGCAAAATTGCCTGATATGCCGGGCGTGTATAGGGTGCAATGTCTGGGACAAGTCAGAACGTACCATCTTTC